GCATAATAAGCTACAGCCAAGCGGCCACCGATTACGTTTCACTTGCAGAAGCGAAGCAGCATTTGCGCGTAACTTCCACGGCGGACGATACTTATATCAGCAATCTTATTTCGATGGCCTTGGATATCTGCGGCCAGCATTTAGGTTACAGCGTGCGTAAGGCAAGCGTGCAATACGGATTCGATTCCTTGGTGGGGCAGCCTGCTATTATGAATCTTGTTAACGGCACCGAGCAGCCTGTGGGTAATTTATTACGAATTCCTTCAAGAGTAATTAGCTTAACAAGTGTTCAATATGTTGATGACAATAACACAGCGCAGGCGTTTACGGATTATATTGTATCGCCTCAGCCGTTGGGTACTTACGGCCGCACCATATTTATAACCAGCGCACCAAGCAGCACAACGGACGACGTAACGAAATACCTGGTAACGGTTACCGAAGGGTTTGAACTTGCCACAGCTACTGGAGTAGATGCAGGATTATTGTTTCCGCAGGCGATTAAGTTTGCCGCGTTGCTGTTAGTCGGGCAGATGTACGATAATAGGCAGGCTACCGCTAACACTAGCCAAAATTCGGCTATGGAGTACGGTATTGAATTTTTACTACAACCCTATAGAGCAATTCAATTCATATGAACGCCGGGGCTTTTGACGAACTTATTACGCTGCAAAGTTACACAACGACAACGGATAGCAATACCGGGGAGAAACTACAGACGTGGACAACCTACGGAACTGCTTGGGCTAAAGTAACCGAGGCACCTGTGGGATTGGAACAGGTGAACGGCGATAAGCGCGAACACAAACAAATCGTTGACTTTACTGTTAGATATGACGCGGCTATAGATGTTAAGCATCGAGTAAGTTGGAACGATCGTTATTTTAATATCCTGAACTTGCAGGAACAAACGCGCCGCATGTACTTAAAAATTCAAACTGAATTAAGTGAATGATGTTAAAGGGTTGGCCAAATTAATTGACGACCTACGCAAGGCAGGCGCTGAGATTCAATTGCAAGATACCTTAAAAAAAGAAGGTCAGCGCGTTATTGATGACGCTAAGGCGTTGGCACCCGTCGAAAGCGGCGACATGCGCGATTCGATTGGATTTATAACGTCCAAGGATAGCAAGTTTAAAAATACTGTATTGATTGGCCTGCGTAAAAACTATTATAACCATTACCTTGGTGTGATGTTTGAGTTTGGCACCGAGGCACGAATCCAAAAATCTACAGGCCGATATACAGGTGAATTGATACCTAAGCCATTTATGAGGCCTGCCTTGGATAAGAATAGGCAAGCAATTGTTAACGGGATAAAAAAAGGATTAACGGAAAAAGTAAGTAAATTAGCGGAAAAATATAATTTAAAATAATCATGCCAACTACAGGACCAGTTAACGGAACGCTGATAGCCATTTATAAGGACATATCAGGAACACTAACCAAAATCGCAAACGCCACTTCTAACAGCTTCGATATTACTTCGGATATGATAGACGTTACTAACAAAGACAGCGCAGGCTGGAAGGAATTTATTGTTGGCGAAAAAGGCTACACGCTAAGCGTTGAAGGTATTTTTGAAGAGGACGGCTCAGTGGGTGCAGGTGCATTGTCATGGAAGGACGTAATCACCGACCTAACTGCAGGTACTTCCGTTACTATTGTAATGACTTCTAACGTTTCCGGTGACATTAAATTGAGCGGCGCGGCTTTCTTTAGCAACTTGAATTTAACCGCACCGAATAACGACAAAGCAACGTTCACAGCTACCATCCAAGGTACTGGAGCGTTGACAGTAGGAACAATCTAATTTTGGTTGGTTTTCATAATGAGCATTTGCCCGCCTTAAAAGCGGGCTTTTGTGTTATATTTGCAACATGGAAATTAAACTAAAAGATAAGATTTACCCGATGACCTTCAACATGAATAGCATAAAGGCTATCATGGTGGACGCTGGCGTTGAGGAATTTGCAGAATTGCAATTTAGCGGCGATTTATTAAAGCAGCTAGATTTTGGATTATTGTGCGCGTTTCATGGAATTAACGAGGCGGCAGAATGCAACGGGCAGCCTAAGCCGTTTTTATTATTGGCGGATATAGGCAGACAGGTGCAGCGATTTACCGACTTGCTTCCAGCAATAAGCGCATTTAGTGAAAGCACTGGCGAATTTTTTAAATACGACGAAGCAGGGGGAAAGTAAAAGCCAAGGGCGAAGGCGCGCCGCTGACTTGGTTAATAATTGAGCGCATAGCGTTTGGCGAGATGTGCATGAATGAAATAGATTTTAAACGATGCACGCCGAGATATTTTAGAATCCGATTGCATGGGATGCGCGAAGCACAAATGCAGCAATACCGCAACGATTGGGAGCGCTGTAGATGGCAAACTTCGGTATTATTATCGCCATATAGTAAGCGGCCAATTGATCCGAAGAAATTAATTACATTCGATTGGGAGCGTAATGAGTTAACAATAATCGAAGAGGTTGAAAAATATCGGAGTATCTTTGAGAAGTTAACACCAATACCAACAGCATGAGCGCCGTAAAAGTAGCCTATAATATTTTAGCAAATAACGCAGCCTTAGGTTCCTATGTGAGCGATAGAATTAATCCGCTTCGTATACCGCAAGGCAGCACATTTCCTGCGATAGCTTACAACTTAGTAAGCATAATTCCAACGCCTACCAAGTCAGGCCACAGCCGCACAGATTTTGCGCGTGTGCAGGTCAGCATATTTGCGCCGACTTACCAAAGTTGCAGCGAGGTTGCGGACGCCGTTAGAACTGCGTTTGAAGTGGTAACTTTACCAGGGGAATTTAACACGGTGCCTGTTCAAACAATTGAGTTTGATGGACAGCAAGAATTGACGGACGACGAAGCGGATTTTGCAGGGCTTTATCAGATATCGCAGGATTATTTAATTAATTACACGCGCGAAATTGGAGTGATTACTTTAAGTTATTTATTGCTTGAAGATGGCGATTTCTTATTATTGGAGGACGGAGATAAAATAATATTATGAGCAGGTTGAACGTATCTATTGGAGCGGATATTACCGAACTTGAAAAAGGCTGGAATAAGGCTATTAAATTAGTTACTGATGGCGGTAAAAAGATGGGCGCGCAGGTTGGTGAAGCCGCAGCGGATATTCAAAAACGATTAGAGCAATTAGCTAGCAGCAAGCCGACGGCTCGCGTAGTGCGTCAGTTGCAAACGATGGCAATTGAGGCCCGTGCGATGGGGCCTGAGTTTGCTGCAATGGCGGACCAATTTGTAAAGGCCGCTGGTAAAATGCAGGATGAAATTGCAGACACTCGCGCGGAGATTGGATATTTTGCTAGCGACACCCGTAGGCTTGATTCTCTAATTGGTGGAGCGCAAGCAGTTGCGGCAGGTTTTGGAGTTGTCGAAGGTTCAATGGCAGCGCTTGGAATTGAAAGTGAGAACGCACAAAAGACCATGCAGAAATTGCAAGGTGCTTTGTTGGTATTAAATTCATTGCAGACAATTACCAATTTGTTGCAGAAAGATTCTGCATTGATACAAGGAGCATTAACCGCTTCACAAGCGGCTTATACTTTTGCCGTCACAGCGTCAACCACAGCACTAGGAGTTTTTAAATTAGCATTAGCGGCCACAGGAATTGGCGCGGCTGTTGTTGGGGTTGCTTATTTGGTGCAAAATTTTGACGAACTATCTGCAAAAATATGGCCAGCGGAAGCGGCATTAAAAGCATACAACAAAGCAGTAGACAGACAAATTCAAGCAGACCAATATAGCATAGATTTGGCGTCGGCCAAAGGCGATAAAATGGCCGAGTTCGCAGCAAAGGAAAAAAAGTTAAACGACGAACTATCTAAGGCACGCGCGAACTATGGTAAAAATGAGCAGGAAAATTGGGGCAAAATTATAGCCGATAATAAAAACGCTTTACGTGTATTACAGATTGAACGCGACAAATATTTAAAAGACGAAAAAGAAAAGCAAGACCAAGCGAATAAAGATAAGTATCAAAAGCAGCAGGATGAAATAAAAAAGGCAAAGCAAAACGAACTAACTAAGCGAGCCGAATTGTTGTCAATAAACAATGGAACCCTGGCCGAATTAATAGCCGCCGAAGATGCAGCGTTTAAAGTGCGCGAAGCACAGATGAAGGAGCAGGGCTATACTCAGTTAGAAATTAATAAGGTTAGAGATGCAGCCCTTGAAAAAGTAAGACAGGAATTTTACGCAAAGCAAAAATCAGATGAAGATAAGGCGGCTAAAGAAGTAGAGCAAAAATCTAAGGACTTAGCACAAGTTAAAAAAAGTATAAGCCAAGCAACTGCAATAAGTGAAGAAGCACAGCGAAAATTGGAGCTTCAAAATATTGCTGAGCATTACACTAAGCTTATTCAGGAAGCTAAGAAAAACGGCCTTGATTCAGCGGCATTGGTTAAGGCACAAGGTGAAGCGGAAAATGCTTTAAAGCAAAAGTTTAGGGAAGAAGATGCGCGCAAAGAAATGCAGCAGCAGATGAAGCAGCTACAATTTAGGCAACAAATCTACGCACAATTTGGCGACGCGCTATCTGCATTTAATGAGGCATTTGCTAAGGAAGGTGACGAAGCAGCACGTAAGCAAGCGCAAAGGGCTAAGGCTATCAGTATTAGCCAAGCTTTAGTATCTACCTACTTTGCAGCACAGCAAGCTTATTTGTCGCAGTTTCTTCCGGTACCCGATCCGAGTTCACCCGTTAGGGGTAAGATTGCCGCAGCCGCTTCGGTTGCTGTCGGCCTTGGTAACGTGGCAAAAATTGCTACACAGAAATTTGCCGATGGTGGTATTGTTTACGGACCAACGCTCGGACTTATGGGAGAATATCCAGGGGCTAGAAGTAACCCGGAAGTTATTGCGCCGTTGGATAAATTACGCGATTTAATAACACCAAGCGGAGGCGATGGCGGATTTATAGCCAGCACGCATATTAGCGGCCGCGATTTGGCAATAGTTTTACACAGACATAACAACGATTATTCTAGAGGGTAATGGCACGCAAATACTACGGAAGCTTTAAAAGCATTAACAACGTCACCTACAAGGTAGAGATACACGACGCTCCAACGGGAAGCGCCACGGCAGGGACTGAGCTAAAATTAGCAACTGATGGATTTATTTTAGAGCGCGACGGAGAGGGCAATAAGTGGTGGGATTCTCAGGTATTGGCTAGCCGTATTACAGCCGAATTTGTTATGCCAAATAGTACGGTACTATCGGATTTCCTATCATTGCAGACGGAGGCGGAAACTTACTGGACTATGGTGGTATGGCGCGGAAGCGATTTGTTTTTTGTGGGCCGTATTATTGCCGACCAAATGCAGCGACTACGCGAATCGTTGGACAGCAAGCCGATTATTAAATTAACGGCCGTGGATGGCTTGGAATTGTTAGACGGTTATAACGTTAAAGCTAGTTGGTTCAGCTCGGACAATATACAGGTAAACGTATTAGTAAGAAATTGTTTGCATGAATTAGACTTGCACGATTATTGGCCGTACTTAGGAAAATCAGATTATTATTTATTTGATGCAATGAGCATGTATGCAGCCGATGCAACACGCAAGGGGTTTGATATGTTGCGAGTTAATATTAACACTTTTCTTGAGGATTACGATCCGTTTCAAGACGTGAAGGCAATCGACCTTGCAGCGAATTGGTATTACGATTTAAACATGGTTACCTGCAAAGAAGCCTTAGAGCAGGTGATGCAGATTTTTGGTTGTCGTTTTATTCACGCGGAGGGGGGCTATTGGTTCTACGATGCGAGCAGTTACAAGGATGTAACGCTTCCGTATCGCCGCTATAATTACACAGCCAACTACCAAGGCACGGGAACCCTTACGCATAGGCAGCAACTTGGAACCCTACCAGCGCGGCCACAATGGGCAGCTAAGCCGTCATTGTACTACCAGCCTGCTGTCAAATTATTGACCATTGACACTGAGCGCATAAACGCAGCAACAGTATTTCGGACACGGCCAAACAAAAGCACGTCAGCACTAGAGGCAGAGTTTACAGAAATTCCAACAGGCAGCACGCCCGACGCGGCACCCTTGAAAATCAAGGTAGTTGTTAAATCGAACTTCCCAGCAGTTCAGAATGACGCGCGCGTTGATTATGAGTACAAATTAAAAATATGGCTCGAGGATGGCTTAGGCGGTATTAAAATATTGAACGGCGACGGATACTGGATAACAGCGACTAGCGTACCAAATGGGGTGGAGAAAGTTAGAGTTACGCAGATGCAAGGTAGTTGGGTGACGTATAAGTTTGAAATGCAATGCACCACACCGCCAGCAGGCTATAATATTTTAAAGGTGAAAATTGACAGCGTGCAGACGTTAATAAGCTTGCTGTATCAAAACAATATGCCGAAGCTGTTGCGTCCTGCAAAACAGACAAGTACATGGAGTACACCTGCGGCGTTTAACGTAAGCTATTGGGGCAGTATTCAGGTGGCATTTGCCGAAACTAGCGACTACCAAAATCCCGATTTTGTTTGGAATATTTCCGAGGATTTCACACCCAACACTAGTAATTCAGTAAACAGCACGCAAGTGCAGATTAATCCTAAGTATTATTACAGCGGCAATAAATATGGAATAGGTAATATATGGGCGAACGATGGAACTAAATACGTTATTGCGGATGAGTTCTATGGCGGTTGGGATTCGGTAACTAAAGGCACCGTTACCAAAATGCTAGGGGTAGGATTGTCGTCATTGTATGCTGACTTCATGCCTGTGGTTCGAGGTACCTGGGTAGATTCAGGCAGTTATCATTTGATGAAGTCATTGTATTTTGATGGTTACGTATGGGTATTAAACGGCGTATCGTTTAACCCAAGGTTTGACACTTGGGAGGGTGAATGGTTAGGAGTGGCTCCAGTGTACACCAATACCACCACAACAGGAGAAGGCTTGAGAATCAGTAACGATCAAGGCGATATTTTGCGCGATCGTGTGAACTTAATCGAAACGCAGGTTAACAACTACCAATCTGCAATAAGCCACCAACCTGCAACGTTTTTGGAATACCTGGTTAACGAAGCCGACGGCGCACCAACAGCGCAGCCAACGCAGAATATAATATGGGAAACGCAGTTAAGATATGACGACAGCACCGAGCAAGTTGTTTGGCATTTGCAGGAACATGGCGCGCCAATTAGCTACGCAGTGGGAACGCATACGCTTACGAATGGTTACGAGCTTGTTATTTGCGATTCTCAAGACGGCAACGTGGTAGTAAATTTACCCGATGCGGACGAATCACGTGGCAAAAAATATATATTTATCAAAACAAATAACAACCATACTGTAACGATTAGCGCAGGAACTTTCCTAATTAACGACGGAACAAGCACAACGCTGGGCAGTAAGTACGAATCTAAAACTATAATGAGCAACGGTACTAAGTGGTTTATCGTTGCAAAAGTGTAGTTGTTAACTAAGTTTATTATTGAGGTGGCTATATTTGTAATAATATGGCCGCAGCATTATACACGGGTGAAGATATAACCATCGTTATTGATTTGGTGGACGACATATTTACCGACATGGCCGACGTAATTGTGGGCGTATTGATTAACGAGAATTTGATGGTGTCGTTCAAAAAAACTAGCGGCACCGTTTACGCTGTTTCAGGCGATGTTAACCAGTGCAGCGTTAAGTTAACGCGCGCAATTACTAAGACGTGGGAGGCGGGTATGTTAAGCATGGAGATAACTAAGGTGTTTACCGATTCTAACTATCCAAGTGGCAAGCACGTAATTTATAAAGATAATATCGTTCAATTCGTTAACGCTGTAACTAAAAGCTTATAATGGCTGACGTAATAGTAACCATACCAGGGGCGACCAATGTAACGGTAGACGATGCGCCAGCTACGTCGGTAGTGGTTATATTTCCAGCGAGTAATTACGTCGTAACTACGGTTATAGATCGTGGAATTTTATTTGGCGTTGAAGGTCCAAGCGGTCCGGCAGGTGGGGTGGACACGGTGAACGGCCAAAGCGGAAATGTAACGCTTGACACTAGCGAGATTCCTGAAAATCCAACGGCGTTATACTTCACCGCTGCAAGAGTTAGGGACGCAATATTAACGGGGTTAAGCACTGCAACCAACGCAATAATTTCTGCAACCGATAGCGTATTAGTCGCGTTTGGTAAACTTCAAGCACAGATAACCGCTAATTTATCGACACTAACTTCCCACATTTCAAATGTTTCAAATCCGCATAGCGTTACAAAATCGCAAGTAGGGTTGGGTAATGTAGATAATACTTCAGATGAAAACAAACCTATTAGCACGGCTACGCAAACGGCTTTAAACGGCAAAGAAAACACAATAACGGCAGGAACTACGGCACAATATTACAGAGGGGATAAGACGTTTCAAACGCTTGATAAAACTGCGGTAGGATTGAGCAATGTTGCAAACGTAGACACAACAAATGCAAATAATATTTCAAGCGGAAGTTTAAACGATTCTCGATTGTCTGCAAATGTGACCTTACAAGGCAACACGTTTAACGCTGCTAATAAGTTGGTGCAGTTGGATGCAAACGCTAAACTGCCTGCGGTAGATGGTTCTAACTTAACAAACTTAAACATTCCTCCATCAACGGGTGGAGATTTATATTTATTCTATAACTACTAATAATGGCTGCAAATACATCACCAATTTTCGCACTCGTACCCGAAACTAAAATAGTAACGGTAACGGCTGCAACAACAGATAGAACAGGGGCGACTACTACTAACCTTGTGGAGTTGTTAACTGCTACAACTGACGGAACTAAGATAACACAGATAGGGGCAAAGGTTGCAGGTACAAATTCTGGAACAATAGCATTAATTTTTATTACTAACACAAGCGGAACGAATCCAAAGTTATTTGATGAAATTGGTTTATCTGCGATTACTGCAAGTAACACAGTAACGTCACAGCGACAAGTTACGGCATATAGTGATTTGCAACTTAAAAGCGGTCAAAAAATATTAGTAGGGATTACGGTTGCAGTTAATGACGGTGTAAACATATTTGCAATTAAAGGAGATTATTAATGGCAGATTTTGGACAATTTCGCGGATTTAGTGATAACCTTTTTCAGGGGAAAATTCCTTCTAATTTGGGAATTATTGGAAGTATAAATATAGGATATATTTTAGATATTTATCAAAATGCAGCAGCAGCGTATTCATTAAGACAATTAAGAACTGCATATACAGGTAGTGCAATTCGCGTACGTAGGTCAAGTGATAATACTGAGCAAAATATTGGTTTTACAATTGCAGGTGATTTAGATACATCATCATTAACTTCATTTTGCGGAAGTGGTAATGGATTTGTTACAACTTGGTATGACCAATCAGGTAATAATAATAATGCTACACAAACAACGGCAGCAAGTCAACCACAAATAGTTAGTAGTGGTAATGTTTTATTAGATAATGGCAAGCCTACTTTGCAATTTGATGGAAGTAATGATGTATTATTATCAACTTCATCCATAGACCCATTATTTATAACAGTCGTGAATAAACCCAATATTACAACAACATTTAAAACACTTTTTGGAGCAGATACAAGTGATGCAGTAAATGTTGGAAGTATTTATTTCCAATATGTTACACCAACAAGAATACCAGCATTTGCAAGAACCACAACTATTGATACAATTTCGGCTGATGATTTTATTGCAAAAGGCTCAACAGCAGTAAATAATAATACTATGAATTTAATGAGTGGTTCACGTGATAATACAAATATTCAAGTATATATTAATAATTCACAAGTTGGTAGTGATACTACAATAAATAGTTTAAGACCTGTGGGGGGGGTGAATTCAGGAAGATTTACATTAATGGCAGGATATTATAATAATGTAATAGCAGATTTCTTAACTGGTAGTATAAGTGAATTTATTGCCTATAATACAAATCAAAGTTCAAATTTAACAGCAATAAATACTAACATAAACACTTACTATGGAATCTATTAAGGGCTACCAATACACCACCCAACAAGACGCAATCAACGCCCGTGAGGCTTGTGATGCTTACTATGGTATTCCAGTTGCACCCGATGACGTAACGCAGAACTGGGTAGATTATCAGTATGCAGAATTAAATACACCGCCATTTTGGTATATAATTTTTGACGAATCATTAACGCCAATATTAGGGCAACCCACAGAATTTGAAGTAATACAACCACCTAGATGAAAAACATTGATAACGACACCACCGCAGCCATTGCCACCGGGATAAGTGGAAGTGCTACAATAATACATTTCTCCCAAACTTGGCAGCCAGTAGCCGCATTCGTGTTGGCTATTGTCGGCATAGTATCGGGAATGTTTGCGATTATTTATTACGCACGTAAAATCAAGCAATTAAATGGCAAAGGCAAGTAAATCTGTAGCTAGTACGTTCAGGGCTAAGCCGCGCAAGAAACTAGGCAGACATAAAAAACACCGCAACAAACATGAATCAAGCAAACCATACCAAGGACAGGGCAAGCGTTAAAGGTTACGCTAAGCCTACGCCTGCTAAGTGGCGCAAAATAGGCGACGGGTTATTACTGTTGTCTACCACATTGGCAGCGTTAAATATTTCGCATCCAACGTTAGCAATCGGGATACAAGTGACGGGCGTTATTGGTAAGTTTCTAACTAACTTCTTCCATGAGGACACCGCGTCGAAGTGAAGTGGAGGAAGCCGTTAAGCGGTTGGGATATAAGTGGTTTGAATCGGGCGACTACAACGTAAATATTGTAGGCATACGCAACAGCTCCACAGGTAGCAAGGTAACCAACCTATTTGACGACTGGATAACTATCAGCTGGAAGGAGCAGGGCAAATGGTGCTATCAGATTTATGCAGCAACAACTGAGCCGGGGAAGAAAGGCATGCTTGAAGGCAAGGCCAAAGGCGGCGTTTTTATTTTAAAGGAAGGGCAGTATCGCGGATCGCATCAAATTGGATTGCACCAGGGGAAATATAAAGCGCTTAGGCAATGCGGTGCGCTGCGTGGTTACCGCGACGGCGATAGAGATATGGAGTTTGATTTGGTGCAGGAGCAGGAAGTTTGGAACGCTGGAGTAAATATACATAAGGCAGGAGTTAACAGCACGTATGTTGAGAACTGGAGCGAAGGCTGTCAAGTGTTTAAAATCGAGCAGGATTTTAACGAGTTTATGGATATAATAGAAAAAGCGGCCACCATTTACGGCGACCGCTTCACGTACACTTTAATAGGAAGTAAGGATATTATTCCGCAGCTTGATTAAGTTCAGCAATTGCCGCAGGCGTTGTGCTGCTCACGTCTTGAATTTCTTCCACGGCGTGCATACCCATCATTATATCGGGCGCATACAAGCGGCCAAAAAAAGCGGCGGCACGATAGCGCAGCATAAGTTCGGGCATTGTTTGCCACTTGCTACCTTGCTTAGTTAACCACCCTTCGGCCTTCGCCATATCCAGTGTAACCGTTGGGCCTTCCAATAGTTCGCCAGTGGCTTTTTCTGTAGCGTATGCCTTGCAGCTTTTATCGGTTGCTTTGTACTTCAATGCTGTAAACCTACCGGAGGCATTTAGCGCTGCAATAATAAAAGCAGACGACCACGACGGCCGCCCTTGGATTATGTGCAGATTCTGCATAACCATAAGCGGAGAGGCGCCAATTCTGTGCGCCATTTCCAAGGCTACCAACGTGTTGGGTATGTTGTTTTGGTAATCCTTGGGAATCATGGTTGAACTGCTGAGGGCTTTAGCGACGCGCTGCGCGTGATCAAAAGCTTGCAGGCTAAATGTTTCCTGCGGTTCTGTGGTTGTTATTTCGGTTGTCATAATGTTAATTCAGTTATTATATTGTCATACATAGGCCAAGCGTCCGCTTGCTGGCATTGCTTGAATTTCTCCACGTCCTGCCACATAATCGACGTACCATAGGCAATATCTTTTTCGCTTAAATAATACATCCCTATTTGATACGGCGGCG